ATAGTTGTATAGTCAACACCAGGGACATCAATGATTGTTCTGTAAATTTGACCTTTTGACAAAGTTTGATTAAAGAAAACATTTTCAAAAGCAAACAACGTGTCCAAAGCCGTTTCAACGTCTTCTTTAACTCTGCTTGCAACGTATCCAGACAAAACATAAACCGTAGACGTTATGTTAACCGCAGTTAGATTTATTTCACTAGCCGCAATTATGCTTGCCCCAATCATTTGACGAGGTTCGTAATATTCAATAATGTTGGTTCTCAATTCTTGGCTTACTGCTAAAGTTGATGAACTATACGTTAAATAATTCTCAGTAAAAGGAGCGGCATATATAGTGACTGTTCCATTTGAATATGAAGCGGTTCCTTTAGCAATACCAACAACTTGAAGAACAAGCGATTTGTAGTCATCTAAAGAAACGGCCCTGTCTTGTGTTGCAAACGCAGCAGGTATATTGTTTTTCAACGATTCAATTGATTCAACGTCTGCACCACCAGTAGCGACACTAGACAAAATTTCAGAAATATAAGTGCTTGGAGAATTTTGAATTTGAGTAATCATATTTGCAGATAGGTTGCCCTTTGACCCAACCCCTTTTCTATAGTTAGAGGTTATGTCTTGACCAGCGTTTGGAATTTTGCCGTTAATCCCATTTCCAAATATAATCTCTGTTTGATTTGATGCTGTAGACAATAACGTAAAAACTTTGTCGTTTGCCGTTGCGTCAAGTAATTTGTTAACAAAGTGATATTGAACACTAGAAGGGACACCATTAACTACCACTCCTTCTTTCACAAACACTTTAACGCTGTCCCCAATTACACCATTATAAAACAACGTAAAACGTTGATTTGCAGAACCGTTTGAAGTTCCTACAGTCTCATCAGTTATTTGTGAACCTTCAACAACCGTAATTATTGCGTTCGCAGAGGCAGAAGTAGAGGCGCTTTGCGTTGATGTAAAATATACGATAGGAGTTTCTGAAGTTGCGGGAGCAACAAAAGTGGTGCCGCTGGGTATTACAACAACCTGCCCTTCTGGAACATTTGTACCTACAACAGTTACCGTAGCGATTGATGCTTTTTGAAGTTGTGGAGTATAGTCAAACAAACTAGCAAGGGCCAACAACGATTCTCGTTGCGTTGCCGTAGTGATAAAGGCTTCACCAGCGGCGCGGTCAATATAATAATGTAATACGTCGGCAAAATACGACCAAAGGTCAACAAACAAAACTCCAAAATCAGACGAGGTTCGTGCCGTCCACTCTGGCACCACTTCTTCTGCACGACGCAATAAATCAGCGCGAATAGAGTCGTAATCGCGATTAGAATAGTCAATAGTTGCCATTAGATTTCGCTCTCTTCATGAAATGTATTTGTTATTACTAATTTTACAGTAGATATTGTCCTAGGTGCTACGGCGTAACGAACATGCACAGTAGCCACGTTGTCTTCATAAAACGGATTATTTTCATTACCTACTATGCCGAGGTCTAAAACTTTTCCAAAAGATAAGTGTAAATTAGAGTCGTCTATGGCGTTTAGTTTGTAATCAGCCAAAACCAAAGGGTCTTCCATTCCAAACACCAGAGATGGCAAACTACCTCCATACGGTTGGTTCATTATCCTTTCGCCAGAAACGGTCATAAAATAATTTGTAATTTCTTGTTGAACGATAGTATCAACGTCAGTTGTCTCCGCTACGCTGCCTTCTTCAAACTTAAAAGGTATTCTAATAGACTTCATGCTAACGCCTCCAATCATCTTTCGTTAGAAGAATATACTCCATTTGCGCTTCTAACGCAGCAATTCGTTTTTTAAGTTTAGACGTTCCATCACTTTGAATCCAAAACACATTTGTAAATGTATTGTCATCTGTTCCAACAAGTATTTGGTCTCCAACACTAGGAACAGCCCATCCATCGGACAATGTTGAATCAGGTTTTCTACCAATCAATGAAATAGTTATTTCTGACGAACCCAACACAGCAGGAATGCGAACCCGTATTTCCCCGCTGTTGTCGTTTGCATAAGTGACTATTGCTCTGTGCGGCCCTCCAGAAACGACGTTGTGTAGGCTGTCAGTTGTATACATTCACATACTCCGATTTCATAACCCATTTGTTTTTAATTAAAGTTGGCAAAGGCGCTTGTTGATAACGTTTAACTACTGGAAACTTTGGAAGAGTGTCGTATGTTCCATCTTTATCTAATGTTAAACATGACGTTAAAACATCAGTAGACAGTGTGTGTGTTACTGCGCACACGTACCAATATCCGTCAAAGTCTCCACCATAACCGTCAACTTTGACCACGCCACCTGGAACGATAGAGGGGTCCCCGTACACTAAAGCATCTGCCGTATACGGATATGAGTTTTTAATTTTAGACTCAAGATAACGAGTTGCTTTTTCAAATGAATCAACGCTGGCCGATAATTTGTTATAAAATCTGCTTTTTGTAGGATTTCCAAAACCAGACGTTTCTGATAATTGAGAACTATCAACAGTAACAAATACATTTTGTTCATCAATATACGAAATAGTTTTGTTCCCTGATTGCTGCCTGACATCGGCTGTTCCAAGAGTTGATTCTAAATTAATAATATCTCCTGGAAGAGGACGATAGTTTTCCTTTTTAACTTTTATTCCGCGCAAAATAGTGTACGAAGGTTGATGAGCCAATGCTTTATTTTTATCCCATATATGTATGTGGGAATTTGTAAGTGTTATTGAATAGCCTAATTGGTCGCATGCTTTTACAAGTAGTTTCCACAAAGATTCTTCGGATTGAACAAGTCGTTTAAATACGTAGTTGTCTACGGGCATTGAATAACCTAATCTAAAATCATTGGCAATATCGGAAACGATATTTTCTAAAGTAACGTTTTCCCAAACTAATGTGTTGTTACTACGAAGCAAATGTGATGAACCAAGGCATATAAGTTTAATAATTTGAAATGGACTGTTGTTAACAGTTCCTTCATTTGTAGATGACGTTCCTTCAATTTGGGTTACATAACCATAAAAATTATAAGATTTACCTCCATTTATTCTTACATACACAACTATAGGTTTATCTACATAATTGGACACATACGAAGAAGGAATTCCAACAAGTTCTACAACCATGTAATCATGTTGGTTTTCAACAAATGAAGTTAAAATACGTTGAACAGTTTGTTTGTTAAAAGGCACGCCATCTATGGCAATACCCCAAGTAATACCAAGAGGAGAAAGATTAGTGGTAATCATGCCAAAGGTATTCGGATAAGTGTTCCAACAGGAATCAAATCAGGAAAACGAATTTGCGGATTTTGGTCAGCAATATACCAATATAACTTTTCGTTGTTTAAATATTCTGCTGCAAGAGAAGAAAAAGATTCGTTTGATTTAGTTACATGCGTAATATAGGGCTGAGATTTAGTTGTCATTCGTTGAGAAATAGAACGTGCTTCATTATTAAAGTCATTGTCAAATGTAGGTAAATAACGAGACGAAGATAATTTAGCCATTATTATGCCCCTGGTCTAATAACTCTAAATTGAACAAATTTAGAAAGATTTGAACTACCGTTACTGCTGTAAAACAATGCATTAGTTGGTGTTGGAAAACTAATTGAAAAATCTTGGTTTACTTCGGCTATATCATTTGGTTGATTTGGAGGAACTATTTTAAATTTTAAACGTATTAAAAATGCGTAATTAGAATCGTGTTGCATAAAATCTTTATTACTTTTAACTTGCTTAGGAGATAAATAAAAAGTATTACGGTATGTATAATGTTTAACTTTACCTGTATTTCCAACGTCTTCTGAGGATTCTAATATCCAACCAGTGCCAGTTGCCTCTGGAATTACAACTTTCTTGCGTTCTCCGCTAAGCGGCGTCGATTCTCTTATTGCAACACCAAGAGTAGACGTTGTATTAAGATGCATATTTTTATATGAAGTTTTAACTCTTATAGTAATTGGAAGAAATCCAAATGGAGGATTGACAGAAATTTGATTCCATTTACCAGGGTATTCAAAATTTGCGTATTCTTGTCTAATTGTTGTACCAACATAATCACCATTAAATAAAGTTGTTAATGAATTCTTTCCCGCACCATCAGCAAATGTGTTGTACCATTGAGGTACAGTTACATAATTAACTGATGGAGTTCCACTAGCCCCAGTATAGAATTGATTACCAAGTCGGTACGCTGGTGTAGCAGAAGGTGAAAACAAAGTTAATCTTCGGTATGCATTGTTATCACCACTTAAGTTTGGAAAAGTAGGAACCATTAAACCTTCTGCATATCCTGCATTTGGTCCGTAATTTATTAATATTTCTCCAGTTATTAAAGAGTTTTTAAATTTTGTTGCTTCAGCCTGAACATTTGCGGCGGCGGCGGCGGCTTGTTGAGCAGTTGATGTTGCCCAAGACGTAAGGTTGTCCGTTAGAAAAGCAGTTTTTTGTGCAAATCCTACATAAAGCGCATAAACTTCACAATTAATTTGACAAATTGTTGGAATCATATTTTGACTAAACTTTTGAAAAGCAACAGCAGAACCAACCACTAATCCTTCAACCATAAACAAATCTGAAAATACAATGCGAACAGGCATTGGGTTTAAGAAAGCAGAGTTACCAAAGTTTTTACTAAGAGTAACTTTAAAGTCTCCTGGTAGTGCATCTTGAGTTGGTTTAAGAATTGCTTTAGGGTCGGCTGCTTGGGCTGCTTTGTTTGCTGCTTGTATAGCCACATTTTGTTCTTCAATTTGTCGGTTTGTATATGACGTTATAGCATCTATTAATTCTTCACTAATACCCTGACCAATTATTTTGTCAAAAATAGCAAGGTCATGCATTACACCCACTTGACCTGGGTCCCCATATGCAGCAGCAACGGTTTGTTCAGTCATCTCTAAATCAGACGAAAATCTAGGTCTGTCGGCAGTTCCTTCAAATCGTTGTTGTTGTGAAACGCCTAATTCTAAATCTTTACGACGTTGTGCAACCTCCGCTTCTCGGTTAAACATCATAGTAAAATTAAATTGAGCAGTTCCAGGAACTGCTTGAGTAAGGTTTGCAGGGGCTTGTAATAAAGGGTTTACAGCACCAGGACTTTGACTTACCCTTCGTTCAATGTATTCTGGGTTGAATTGAAAATTAAGACGAAGATTGCCTGGATTTTTCCCATTTGGATTTAATGTTCCAGCAATATCTCCGCCCAAAATAATACTTCTAATAAAACCACGTTTTACTTTAGCGCTAGGCCCAGCAATGTTTCTTGCGTATGGACCAGGAAATATAAAAGCATTGTTTTCTCTTGTATAGTCTCTTATGTCTCCCATACGACTATAGTTTTCAAAATCAATGTTTATTGAATCAGTTAAACTCCAAGTGCTTTCATTATTATTTGACACTTTATGAACTCCTTACAAGGTTCATTTTTACTTCGCGGTCAATAAGTTTGGTTACTTCTTTTGCTAACTTAGCAGCATCTATAGGAACAGAACCAGTGCTAGTAAGGTTTATAGTAGGGTTGATATTAAATACGTTGTTATTTGTTGAACCAGTTGTAATTTCAGGAGAAGATGTTGACGCGCTAATTCGTCTGGTTGGACTATAATTTACATAACCGTCATGTGCCATTACTTTATCAAGATGGTACTCAACTGTATCGTTTGTAGAATTTTTAGGTGTATAACCTTTATCAGACGGGTCTCCCCATTGAGATGAAGGAACTTTATAACCATGTGCGTTAGACAAAGGTCCATGTTTTACACTTCCTGCCCAATGATGATAGATGTTATTTTTTCTAAAGTTAGTCTCACCATCCGCCATTAACCATCCAGCAGCGACTTCTAAGTTGTATTGTGGGTCCCACAAAGGACTGTAATCATTTTTTAAATTTGGATATTTTCTAAACAAATCATTTTTGGCGTCACCTTGAAGATTTAACTGTAAAAGACCAAACGAAAAATCTTTACTGTCATCACTTGGGTTGTACGCATGTGCATCATATCTGCTTTCGCGGTTTGTTAATTTTGTAAAGTTAGCAATTTCATCGTTTGATAATTTACGACCACGTACCGAAACGTTTCTTAAATACGATGCAATAGTTTCAGGAGATATTTTCCTATCTCCTTTTTTATTTCTCATTTTTAAATAGAATTTCTTCTGTTCAGCCTCTGTAGTACCGTGGCTTACTCTTCCAGAAGAGTCTGAAGATACAGAACCACCTCTTCC